ATGCAAAAAATTATAAGAATGTTAGAAATTCCTGAAAAAATAAAGGAGCAGGCATGAAGAAGAAAAACACAATTACTAAACACGATCTAAGAAGATCTATAAAAAGTATATATCAACAATTAAGTTTTGTCACAGAAAGACTTAGGGTTACTGAAACATTATTTAATGATTTTATAGAAATGGAAAAACTAGAAGATAAATTTAAAGACCACCTAGATGGCAAATATCAACAGTCAGAACATAAACAAAGCTGAAGAAGCATTACAATTAGCGTATAAAGACCTTATTTCTTTTGGTAAATTATTTTTACCAGATGATTTTATGAGGTCTGAAACTCCATTTTTTCATTATGAAATATCTGATGCAATAGATGATAAAGAAGTAAAACAAACTGCAATCATAGTTCCAAGAGGTCATGGTAAAACAGTTCTTACTAAAGCTTCTATTATAAAAGATTTTGTATTTGCAAGTAAAGAAAACTTTTTATTTTATGCTTGGGTATCCGCTACACAAAAATTAAGTGTAGGTAACATGGATTATATTAAATACCACTTAGAAAATAATGATTCTATACGATATTATTTCGGGCCAATGAAAGGAAAAAAATGGACGGAAGAAGATATAGAATTAGTAAACGGATGCAAACTTATAAGCAAGTCTAATGTAGCAGGTATTCGTGGTGGTGCAAAGTTACATAAAAGATACGACCTTATTGTTCTTGATGATTTTGAACATGAAAACAATACAATAACAAAAGAAGCTAGAGATAAAAATGCAAACTTAGTTACTGCAGTTGTTTATCCTGCTATTGAACCACATACAGGAAGACTGAGAGTTAATGGTACTCCAGTCCATTATGATTCTTTTATAAATCATTTAATAAATAAACACGCTAAAGCAAAAAAAGAAAATAAATCTTTTGCTTGGAAAGTAATTACATATAAAGCTTTATTAGACGAAACTACTCCATTATGGGAAGGGTGGTTTCCATTATCAAAGATAGAAGAAAAGAAAAAATTCTATGCAGATTCTGGACAACCTCAAAAATTCTATCAAGAGTACATGATGGAAGTTCAATCAAAAGAAGATGCTATATGGAGAAGAGAGCATATACGATATTGGGAAGGATACTTTAAACATGAAGATGGTGTTAATTTTTTAATAAAAGACAATGAAGAAATTCCAGTTAATACATTTATAGGTTGCGATCCTGCTACAGATATTGATACAAAACATTCTGATTATAGTGTAATAACTGTTATTGCAATTGATGGAAATAATAATTTATATGTATTAGAATATGAAAGACATAGAAGTATTCCTACTATTGGATCTAAAAATCCAGATACAGGAGAAGTATTAGGCAAAAAAGGTGTAGTAGATTTAATATTAGAATTACATGAAAAGTATAATTGTAGTTCTTCAACTGTAGAAGATGTTGCTATGAATAGAAGTATATTCCAAGCATTAAACGATGAAAGAAGAAGATTAAATAAATTTAGTATATCTGTTATTCCTGAAAAACCGGGAGGAACTCAAAAGCGAAATAGAATTTATTCTGGTCTTTCTGCACGTTTTAGTACAGGAACTGTATATTTAAAGAAAAATATGTTTGATTTAATCAACGAAATCCTTACTTTTGGCCCTAAGATGGCTCACGATGACACAATTGAGAGCCTTTATTACGCACAAATTCATGCTTTTCCACCAAACATGAAAAAAGATAAAAAAAAGAAAGGTTGGTTTAAACCAAAAAGAAAAGCAAAAAGTTGGTTAATATCATAGGGATTATTCATGTATAGATTTGGGAAAAAAAGCAAAGAAAGATTGAAGGGTGTAGATTCTAATTTAGTAAAAGTTCTTAACGAATTAATTAAAATAATGGATGTAACCATTATAGAAGGTGTGCGGAGTAAGGAGCGGCAAGAGCAATTATTAGCACAAGGGAAAACTAAAACAAAGTATTCCAAACACATAACAGGAAAAGCTGTTGATCTCGCTCCTTACCCGATAAATTGGGAAGACAGAGAAATGTTTCATTATATGGGTGGAATGTTAAGAGGTATTGGTCAATCTATGGGGTTAAAAATCCGATGGGGTGGTGATTGGGATTCCGATGGAGATATAAATGATAATAAATTTGATGACTTAGTTCATGTAGAGATAAGGGATTAACAATGGCAAGAGTAACTAAAAAAAATAAAGCACAAGTAAATAAACAAATATGGGATAAAGCAAATAACTCTCATAGACAGAGATGGCAAACCACTAGTCAAAAAGGATATGATTTTTATCTTAATGAACAATTGACTAAAGAAGAAATGACAATGCTAGAAGAATCTGGTATGCCTACATTTACTATTAATAGAATAACTCCTATTATAGAAATAATGAAATACTTTGTTACTGCAAATAGTCCTAAGTGGAAAGCTGTAGGGGCAACTGGTGATGACGTAGACGTTGCTCAAGTTCATTCTGATATAGCAGATTATTGTTGGTATTTATCTAATGGTAAATCTCTTTATAGTCAAATAGCCTTAGATTCTTTAACTAAAGGTGTAGGTTACTTTTTAATAGATATTGACAAAGATGCAGATAGAGGAATGGGAGAAGTAAGATTTAATAGAATAAATCCCTATGATGTATATGTAGACCCTTCTAGTCAAGATTTCTTATACAGAGATGCAAACTTTATTCAAATAAGAAAAAATATATCTAGATCTAGACTTATTAATTTATTTCCAGAATATGAAACAAAAATAAAAAAAGTAACTAAAGGTACAGATGTAATATCTTATTCTCAAAGAGATGCAAGTTTTACAGACACAATTCAAAGAGAAGACATTACAAGTGGAGTTAATGCTGAGTCTGAAGACGATGATATAATCTCTTATTACGAAACATACTCTAAGAAAAAATTTAAATACAGAAATGTATATATAAAAGTAGAACCTTCTGAATCTGAATTAATAATGTTAAAACAAGAAGTTCAGCAACAATTAGAAACATTTAAACAAGAAATAGAAGTTCAAGTTATTGAAAAACAATTACAAATAGAAAGACAAGTTCAAGAAGGTGAAATAATTCCTGAAAGAGCAAAATTAATGGTAGAAAATTCTCAAAAAATGGCTGCTCAAGGTATTAGGGAAAAAGAGATGGAACTTATATCTCAAGCAAGAGAAGAAGCTACTATCGTTAAAGAACAAGTATTGTCAGAATCTCAATATAAACAATTTGAACAAGATGAAGAATTTAAAAAGAACATAATAGATTCTATAGAATTTTATGAAAATAGAATTGTTAAAACTTGTAGTGCAGGTGATGATACTTTTTTATTTGAACAAATAATACCTATTAGTGAATATCCAATAATTCCTATTCCTTATATGTACACAGGAAGTCCTTTTCCATTAAGTGCAGTTACTCCATTAATAGGCAAACAACAAGAAATAAATAAAGCACATCAAATAATGCTACACAATGCAAATTTATCTTCTAATCTTAGATGGATGTATGAAGAGGGTTCTGTACCTGAAGATGAATGGGAAAAATACTCTTCTTCTCCCGGAGCATTGTTAAAATACAGACCGGGTTTTAAACCGCCTACTCCAATTCAACCAGCTCCTATTAATAATGCATTTTTTACAGTTGTGCAACAAGGTAAAGCAGATGCAGAATATATAAGTGGAGTTCCTTCTGCAATGATGGGGTTTTCTCAAGACCAAGCTGAAACATATAGAGGATTACTTGCTAATGATGAGTTTGGAACAAGAAGATTAAAAGCTTGGATGAATAGTATTGTAGAACCCTCATTAGAGCATGTAGGTAAAGTCTTTCAAATGATGGCACAAAAACATTACAATATTGAAAAAGTATTTAGAATAGTTCAACCAAATGCTGGAAACGCTCAAGAAGAAAAAGAAGTACGAATTAATGTTAGTCTTTATAATGATTATGGAAAAGCAATAGGAAAATATAAAGATTATGCATCTGCTAGATTTGATGTTAGAATAATAGCTGGAGCAACCTTACCATTAAATAGATGGGCATTATTAGAAGAATATTTTAAATGGTATCAAGCTGGTCTTATAGATGATGTAGCAATGTTATCTGAAACAGACATTAGAAATAAAGAAAAAATTATGGAAAGAAAATCTATGGTATCTCAAATGCAAAGTCAGTTACAATCTATGCAAGAGATAGTCAAAGATAAAGATGGTGCAATAGAAACATTACAAAGACAATTAGTCCAAGCTGGAATTAAAATGAAAGTTGGAGATGCGTCAATGGAAGTAAGAAAAGATGTTTTGGAAACTGAAGCTCAACAAAAACTCTTAAGAGGAATGTTGAAAGTTGAATTTGACAAAATGAAAGCAGATATGAAATTAGTAAAAGAAGATGTAAGTAAAAATGAGAAATCTTAAGACTTGTATCTTATGATTTTTATTTGCTAAATTAATACAACCTTAAAATAGGAGATAGTATGTCAGAACAAGTAGGTAACGCTGATAAAGCCCCCGAAAGTAAAAGCGTACAAGATGCCGTCATGGGAATGACATCTGATAATTTTTTTGAAGAATTAGATAATCAGGTCAATGGTGGTATATTAGATAGACCTTCGCAAACAACCTCGGAACAAAGCCGTAACACGCAGACGAGCCCTAATGCAGAAGTTCAGAACGAAGTACCTAATAATGAATTAGATACTTTACAAAAAAGGTATAGCGATTCAAGTAGAGAAGCTAAAAGGTTAAATGGCAAACTTGCCGAAATAGAACCTTATATGCCGATTCTTGATGCTATGCGAGAAGACCCTAATTTAATTTCTCATGTGAGGAGTTATTTTGAGGGTGGAGGCCAGACCCCACAATCAATGAATGAAAAACTAAATTTAGATGAAGATTTTGTTTTTGATCCAGATGAGGCTTTTTCTCAACCTGATTCTGATTCTGCAAAAGTATTGGGAGCGACAATCGATGGTGTAGTACAGCGTCGTCTTTCTAATGTATTGCAAACTCAAAAGACAGAAAATGCAAAAATGGCTAAAGAAACTCAATTCAAACAAAAGATGAATATGTCTGATGATGAATGGAGCAACTTTACTGAATTTGCTAAATCAAAGTCTTTAGAGCTTGAAGATATATATTACTTGATGAATAGAAAGAATAGGGATGAGCAAATAGCTGATTCTACAAGACAAGAAATTCATAACAAAATGCGAGAAGTTCAACAACAACCGGGTACACTTGCAACGCAAGGTAGCACTCCAGTTGAGCAATCTGCTGATGATTCAGTTTTTGATACGATTTTGGGTTCTGGTAATGAACTAGAAAAGGCTTTCAGTATATAGAAAATATATTGTTAGCCATTAACTCAAAATAAAGAGGTAACAAAATGGCTGATGTATTTGGCTTAGGTACTTTTAATGACACGGCTTCGTGGAATGATGGTACTTCAAAAGACACAGGTGACCTTAGAAGAAAATATAATTTTGGGGATAGGATTTCTGAACTATCAATAGCGCAAGATCCTTTTTTCCGATTTGTTTCTCAAGTCGCCAAAAAACCAACAGATGATCCTGAGTTCAAATTTACTGAACGTAGATCTTCTTATCACAAACGATACGCTTATGTATCAAATCATGGACAATCTGCTCCTACTACAATGGTTGGAACAGATGCAACTGTAACTCATGGAGATGTAGACGCTGGTGATATATATTATTTTTGTATGATTGGAGATTATAAATCTGCAGGCAATATTCAAACAATATATGGTCAAACTGGTTCTGATGTACTTCCGGGTTCTTCAGGTTCTCAACCACAGTTCTTTCTTCCAAATGCAGTTGTAAAGATTCCTTATCTTACTACATTTAAAGGAAGTGAGGTTATAGGTGATTGGGAAGATGATGCGGCTAATGATGAAGCAACTACTCCAGATGACTACTTAATAGTTAAAGTATTATCTGTAGATAGCTCATCTGTATCTAATGCAGTTATATTAAAAACAGAAGTAGTTAGTAAAGGTTCTGCGAGTGCTGATTTTGCACTTTCTTCTTATGTAGCTCACGATAATGCTCTTGACGCTGTAGATATTTCATCTAGGTCAATAGCTTCTTATCTTGAAAAGAAGAGATGTTACGTTGTTGGATCTGCTCATTCTCAAGGTTCAGGTTATCCTGAAAGTTGGAAAGATCAACCTTTCTCAACTGCGTTTGGTCTAACTCAGATCTTCAAAACTGCAATGGCAATGGATAATACTACAAGAGCAACTGTTCTTAAGTATGAACCAAATGAATTTGCAAGGATTTGGAGAACTAAGTTAATCGAGCATAAGTTTGACATCGAACAAGCATTATTGTTTGGTTCTCAAGGAACTGATAATGATGGAGCTCAATACACAGAAGGTGCTGTTAGTTTTATTACTAGTTATGGTAATATCTTTGATGGTTCTGGTATTGGTGGAACTGGTTCTAAGTCTCAAGATGATTTTCTTGATGACATGAGTAACTTTCTTGATCCTCGTTACAATAATGCAAATGCGACTCTATTCATGTGTTCTACTGAAACATACAATTGGATGCATAAACTAAGTGGATACTTTTCAGCTAATGTTTCTAAAGTTAGTGATGGAAGTAATTCTCTTGGTCGTGCAGACTTTAGTATCGCAGGTAAAAAGCAAGTGTATGGATTAGA